CAACGTCAACCGTAAAAGCTAACGAATATTCCCTGCCATTATACTCAAAATCAAGTGTTGTTCGTGCCATGCTTTATCCTCCTTATTCACCTTCGCTTGTTAGTGTAGGTTTATCATCATAACCGATAACATCTGTCAAAACAATTTTCGGCTGTACTGTTACAGGGCTGTTGTTTGCCAATCCGCCATGCCCTAAGCTTTGTGGAATTCCTGTCCAGTAAAAAGCATCATCATCGCCCTCTACGATGTATGCAATGTAAGTTTCTTTGCTAGCGGCAAGTCCGGCTTCGGCTGCTGTGACAAAGGTTTCCCAAATTTCTCTAAATGTAGGTTCGTTGTTGGCTTCAAACGCTTTTTCGCCCCCGGGGTCCAGTCTGCCGGGGATATATCGAGTAATTTTATCTGCAAGATTACTTACATCATGCGTAGATGTTGCTAAGTCTATTTCGGGTGCTGCGGTAATGCCGAGTAGTTCAATATATCCAGTGGTCGGTCTTGTGCCAGCGGTTGTTGCTACTGCATAAGCTACCTTTGCTCCGACTGTTGAAAGTTCAAAAGTTTTAGACATTTGATTGTCCTCCTTGTTTTTAATTTTTTTGTATTGCACCTTTTTTATTTATAAGTCCTCTGTATCGGGCAACCATTCTATATTTATCTGAATCCGCATTCGGTATTGCCATCGGACTACTGCCGATACGAACAAAGCCGAGTTTTTGCATCTCTGTATCAATCACATTCATAATCGCCCGGCATTGCGTTTTTTTGCCTGTCTTAAGATTTGAATAGACATCAGCTTGATACATAAGTGTTGAGTGGTTTTCTGTTCCAGATAAATCCATTGTCCGAATGTGAAAGCTGTTATCCATCTCAACAAGCGTTACGGCAGGGAATGTTGACGGAATAGCAACCGCTTCACCCGCAACAAATATACCCGCAAACTCATTGCGTAACGCTGTCGCTATTTTGTCAAAAATTGCATTTTCAACATCAATCAACTTTTCCACACCTCTTTCGCTATGCGTTCCAGTTCGTCTTGTAGGTGTTTTGCTGTGTTATACATAAACGGTCTTGACGGCATACCCTTAGTCCAGCCGAATTTTCCTGTTTTCTCGTTATAGTACACCCAACCTGCCTCACCATGATTGTTTACATCGTATTGCCACGGCATAGAAGGGTGAGGACTTTCAGCACCCACAACACCTGTACCAAATTCTACAAAAGCGGCATGACCGCAGTCTGTAAATATAATGCCGTGAGTACCGTCTGTGTACATTAACCCGTCAATACTTACTGCAAGTTCGCCGCTGTCAAATGCGCCGAGCAACATAACTTCTTGTTTCGCAACCTCAACGCCAACATCTATTAACTTTTGGATAAGTCTGTTTGCTTTGTCGCTCAATTCAACTTTATACCCTTGCAACTCCTTAATGGCATTGTCGATTGATTTTGTGTCAAGGGTGAGGGTTATTTTTTTCATTAGCCATCGCCTTCAATCGGTTCTTCGGGTTCTTCGGGGTCAATTGGCTCCTGCTCCACCACTTGCGTCACGCTAACCTTCTTTGCATAAACTTTAGCATAATTAAGCGATTTGCGTATTCCTATAATGCGGTAATTGTGTGGTGTATCGGTAGTGCCGTCTTGCTTAATATTCGGCGTTACGTCATACCATAAAATAGAAGTTTCCGTTAAAGGTAAATCGCCATTTCTTACAACCATTACGATTGTGTCAACTGCATCTACACCAAACATTTCAACTTCATAATCGCTGTCAACGGTGTTTACGTTCCACTCTGCTTTTACTGGATTGGAATAAGTCAATTCATATTGCCCTGTACTGTTCCCCCACTCGTCAATCAATTCTGTTTTGCCTGTAAAGTTGGCGTACCATAGCGGTTGTTTGTTACGATTGAGTAAGCGCATTGTCACACCACCTCTACATACGGGAAAACGTGTTGTCGAACGTAAGACACCATATCCTCATATTTCCATGAGCGTGATATGTTGTTTTCCGAGTGTGATATTTGTCCTTCCGCACCCCGCATCGAAAATCCCGCCACACACGCCATAATTTGAGTTGCTTCATATTGTGTCGGTACGTCTGTTACACCTGCCGGCTTTTTACCAGAATATAGCCATGACAGAATTTCGTCTTTAGCAAAATCGAGGTACATAGAAAGGACCTCGTCTTGTTCGGACCCTGCTATACCCAATAACTTTTTCAGGCGGTCAAGCTTAGCCATTCTATGTACCTCCATTTAATTAAATTTAAGCAGAGAGGGTTGTCGCGGCAGCAACATCGCCACTCGCACGAATCTTGCCAGCAGCATCAACATAAAGCACCTGTGAATATTTTGCGTTGGTGGCGCTAAGCCCAACACCCTGCTCAAACTCAACAGTAAATGCGGCGTGCGCTGCGCCAGAACTATTGTCGAAAGTATCACCAACTGCGACGGATACGGCGGCAGCTAAGTTTTGTGCATAGTATGCTTTCCAACCATAAGACAAGTTGGTGGGATAACCTGTAATCTCAAATGTCGCTTTGCCGTTTGCGATATTAGATGTTTGCTCTAAATCAAGTTCTATAAGCGTTGCTGCTCCCAGCTTAACAACCTTAGAGCTGTCATACAGATAAGCGGCATAATGTTTGTCTGCCGTAAAGGTAGTGGATTTGTTGGTGATATTTCTGTCGCTTTCAACCTGCGTGCCACGTTTCATAAACAATGCAACCGCACCGGGTTTTACGATATACGCCGTATTTGTTGTGTTAATTTTGTTTGTGATAACTACATAGCAACCGTAAATCATACCGACAACGCCACGCAGCACTATCTGAGCGGCAACCTCAGAAGCAGGCACCCATTCTTTTGCGTCACGCAAAACTGCATAAGTGGCAGGACTTACGAATAAATACTTTTCGCCGTCAAAGTCCTCACCCAACTTAACAAGCGCATTGTTTACATCATTCGGAGTAACCGATATAACAGGATAAATTAAAGACGCATTGTCAAGTGCTGAAAGTACGTCATTGTCAAGTTTGCTTGCGATAGATGTTACAAGCTGTTCGCCAATCTCGCCCACAGGGTCGCCATATCCAGAAAGCACTGCTTCGTCCGAAATAGTTACACCCTTACCAACCTTTTTCACCCTAACTTCTTGCGTGGAAGCGGTCAGTTCGGAAATGTCAAAGTCAACGAGTTCCGCAACATCAACCGCATCACCGATGTATGCGTACTGCGGAAGTGTGACGGTGTCTCCCGGTCTGCCTACAAGGGTATTGTCCACCTTGCAAAGTGGAGTGAATTTCATTGCATCAACTAATTTTCTGTCAATCATATCCGCCATTACTTGCGGATTTATTAGACTTGCCAACTGTGTGTTTACAACTGTAGCCATTCTATATCTCTCCTATCATTTTTTGATATACTTCGGGCTGTTCATTGAATAGTTTGAGCCGTTCGGTATAGCCCATTTTATCGAACCGCTCTTTAGTTATCTCTGTTTCGCCACCTCCACCAGCCGGGGGAGTGGGGTCATTAGCAACTCCTGCCGCGCGTTCGGCTTTTTTAACATTTTCAATGTGGATTTGTTGGTTTGCAAAAACCTTATCCATATCGCCGTCAACTAAAGCTTGTGCTGTTTCGAGTGCTAATTTTTCGTCATAACCAAGTCCGAGAAACCTTGCTTTATTTTCCGAAAGGGCTTGTGCTTTGCGGAGTTTTTCGAGTTCTTCCTTTAAAGCCTGTTCTGCCGCCAACCTTTCAGCTTCTTTCTTTTCTTCTTCCGTCATTCGTGCTTTAAGTTGTTTTTTCACATCTGCAAGCTCAGAAGCGGTTTTATCAAACTGTGCTTTAGGAATATATCCTGTAAGGTCAGGCTCTGGTGTTTCGATTTTGTAATTTTCCAAAGCGGTTTTTACGTCTTCGGGCAAGTTGTCAAAATTCGGTATTTTGCTTACATCAATTTTCATTTTATATCCTCCGTTTGCGTTATTTTCGGCGTTCTCTCGCCATATTTTGCGTTTTTGAATGTGTTCTCTCAC